TGAAATAGCTGTTGCCGCTGTTGGTAATGTAATTTACGGTTGTCAAAGCATCGTTTCGCATCACAATATCAGCAATCGTAATGTCGCTGTCGCCATTAGTTAACCGCAAGTGTCCGGCGTGGTTATCGTTGCCACCAGTAACATATAAATAAGCTTTTTCAGTTACCCGGTTTGGAGATACAAGAACGCCGTGTTCAGCATCAACTGAGGAGCCCACCATAACATTTTGCGCCGAAGAATCGCCACGGACTTCAAGCTTCGCGCCAGGGGGCGTGTACCCGATGCCGACGTTGCCGGAGTCAGTAATTGCAAACAAAACTGCGCTATAAGCATTATTAACAACTTCTAAATTACCATTAGCAACCCTTATGAATTTATTTCCATTTGCGTCTACATTATTACCCAAAAAGATTTGTGCTCGCTCACCAGTAGGAGAAATATTTAAACTACTATATCCCAATCCACCACCATTTATAAATAACCTTCCCGTTGAAGCATCAGAAATTCTATCTATTTGAACATTCCCAATAGTATGTAATTTCGCTATCGGTCCCGTCGTCCCGATGCCGACGTTGCCGTTCATAACGTATTCATTTCCGTTTACGTAAAGTAGTCCCGTGCTGCCCGAGCCATTATTGCCGGCTATCTTCAGGCCCGTCGATCCATTATAGGTGACGTATCCATCGTTGTAATCAAAAAAGCCACCATCATCGGAAATCGATATTCCTCCGCCAGCATGATTGTCGCCATTTACGAGTATTTCCGGCGTGCCACCATAATTAGAAGGACCCGAGCCATTAACTTGCAACGGATAATTTGGTGCCGTCGTCCCGATGCCGACGTTGCCATTGCTCAATATTGTCATATAGTTTGTTGTGCCATTTGCTCCATTAAAAGCATAATTTAAACTTGCGACTTTAAGCCCGAAACTTGAAACGTTTGCAAGCTCAACTCCGCCATATCCCGAAAGGACAGTATTTCCTGATAATCGTAAACTCCCAACAGATGCGCTCGTGGCACCAATATCTAAAGGAGCTCCCGGGCTCGTCGTCCCGATGCCGACGTTGCCGTTATTTAATATTCTCATTAAACTTGTCCCGTCACTGTTTTGCACGTTAAATCCATAAGTCGCAGAAGTATTACCCGAACCTTTAACATCCAATCTACCACCTGGACTCGTTGTCCCGATGCCGACGTTGCCATCCTGTTGAATTCTCATTCTTAATGTCGGAACTCCCGTGGTACCACTATTGTTTGCTGTAACTGCAAAATCTAAATGCCCGCCTTGGCTGACAGAATCAACAGCTCTAATATATGCCATACCATACGTGTCGCTTGCGGTACTCCAATAACTATTTCTAAATAAAATCGTGTTTTTATTATCCGTCCTGCTTCCGTCCAAAACTAATGTTGCGTTTGTTCCAGTGTCAGGGGCAGTCACCTGCAACCTTGCCAAAGGATTCGTCGTCCCTATCCCGACCCGCCCATTGGTCTTATCAATATATAAAGTATTTGCTCCGTCTACATTCCAATTAGAAGTTATGGCAACAGAACCATCTTTTTTAAGAACGATGGAGTCGTTGGCTTTAGCATCTAAGGCAGATTGAAGGTCGGTTTGGTTTGAAAGGGTGCCAGTAATAGAACCCCATTTATTTTGATTATTTACTTTGTTAATCAAAAACGACGTTCGCTGGTCAATTATTCCAATAGCCCTATTTAATAAATTGTCGGATAGGGCTAATTCTCGCTGCTCTATTCCCCTAATAGCCGAAACATCAAGCCGCTTCTCGCCCTTAAGAGATTGAAGTTTATCCCTAATTTGTTCAGGAGTATCGGGACTGCCATCCTTCCCGTCTTTTCCATCTTTCCCATCACGTCCAGGCTTTCCTTCTGGCCCACGTGGTCCAGGCGGTCCCACTGGCCCCCTATCTCCTTTTTCTCCTTTTGGTCCCTGCGGTCCACGAGGTCCGGGCGGCCCCATTGGTCCACGCTCACCCCTATCTCCTTTCTCGCCCTTCTCGCCCCTATCACCTTTCAGACCAACAACTCTATCACCTAAAGATTTTAAAGCCTCGGCAATCGTTATTGTCTCCTGAAATTGAGCAAGTTTGGGATTATTTACATATCCCAAAAGCTTTAATATCTTATTTTTTGTTTTCTCGTCCATAAATAAATTCCAATGCCTATTTTAACAAACCTTCTACCACATTCAAATCGTTTTTATGAGATTCACACTCTTTTATTATCTGCTTCTCTGTTATATTCCAATTATGCCAACTCATTCCTAATTCCTTGTTTCTCTTGCTCATTCTTAACCTTCGCCCGTAAATTCTTCTTTTAATGGCCAAATCAGGATCGGCCATTTCCCAGTGAACCCCAAATAAATTTTTATCATAAACCCTTTTCCACTTGAACGCCGAATGAAAACCAACATTCCAACAAACAATCGGCTTTACTACGCTTGCTTTTATATTACCATTTTCACCCCACTCGGGGATATCAAATGTTCCATATTGTCTTTGTAAAAGAATTGGTTTGTTAATATCCAATTCTCCTTCTGTCTCATGTTTATAAACATTAGCAAAACTAACATTTACTAAATCTGCCCCAAATTTATCCGCCTCTTCTAAAAACGGTTTAATATCAATAGAATGAGGAGCAAAAATAAACTCATCCGCATCAACCCCAATTACCCAATCGGATTTAATGTTTTTTAACTCTTCATTTAGCCTATCTCTTTTCAAAAGATCATCAAATCCATCTGGAAATTTAAACTCTTTAATAATTGCCCCTTCTTTTTTACAAATTTCTCGTGTGGAATCGTTTGTGTCGGCATCTATAATCACAATAATTTCATCAACTAAATCTTTATAATGCTTGAAAAAAAACGGCGCCAGCTCTTCCTCGTTATACCAAATTGTCAAAACAGACAACTTCATTTTTGAAAAACAATTATTGATTCAAATAAATCTACTTGGCGATAATTTGGTTTTACTAATTCGTCTACCGCTCTTTTAACCCCCTCCCAACCGATATAATCGTGAAAAGCAATTAAACCCCCTTCTTTTAGAAATTTAATCCATTCTATATCTTTTTTTACCGCCTCATATTGGTGGCAACCGTCTACAAAAATTCCATCCACCATCAATTTCCAGTTTTTAATTAAGTCCTCGCTCTTCTGTTTATACCAAATAACATTCTTGTTTTTTATCGCTTCACTGAAAGTTTTTTCTGCCTCCTCAACATATTTTGAGGTCGTATCTTGAAAATCATAATCTTTTATAAAAGGGTCAACGGCAATAACAACATTATTTTCTGCCAACGCCAAGGTTGTTCTTCCTTTAAAAGAACCAATTTCTATTAAAACCCTATTTCTACCAAAAATATTTTTTAAAAACTCAACCTGATTATCGGGAACAAGAATTAAATCTTCGCGCATATTACCATTTACCCTGTTTTATTTTTTCATCTAAAGCCTTTTTATATTCCTCAATGGCGTCAAAAACTTTAATCACAATATTGTCGCCATCTAATAAAACTTGTTCCACGTTCTCATATTTATCCATTTCTTGTTTTCTGATTTTATTTACCCAAGGAATAATTTTGTCTTTTAATTTATCCGCCTGCAAAGCAATTTTATTTCTTTCTTTTTCAAGCCTTTCTATTTCTTCCGAGAGCCTTCTTCCCTGGTCTATCAGCTCTTTTCTTTGAAGTAAAACTTCTTTTATTTTTCGGTCTTGTTTAATTATTTCTCTCATAAAGTTTTTTATAAGCCTCTTCCCATAAATGGGCGTGAGTCTTAATGTTATAATTTTTTAAAACATATTCTCTTGCTTTTTGAGCCATCTCTTTTCTTTCCCGCTCGTTGCGAATAAGATTGTCTACCTCATTATACCACTTGGAATTATCCACAACAATTCTCATATATTTTGAATCTTCAGGATTTTGCTGATAGGGAGATTGCCCATCGCTAAATCCTTGAGCCACCACCGCAATTCCAGCCATAGACGCTTCAAGAAACTTTAAATTGCTCTTCGCCCTATTAAAATAACTATCCTTGCGTGGAATGAGCATTATATCTAACTTTAGGTCTACAAGATATTGGTTATATTCTGCGTGCGAAACTGGAGGATGCCATTCCACGCTTTTATTGTCCCAGAATTCTATTTCTTTTTTAAAGATTTTATAAGACAAACTGTTCTTATCTATATCCCTATTTAGTCCCATAACCACCAATTGAACATCATTTCTTTCAACAAGTTTTAAAATAGCGTCTTTTGCCACCTCAAAATCTCCTGTAGTTAAAGTGCTCCCCACTATTCCAATTCTTATCCTATCGGTATTATTTTCTTTTGGCTCATCCCAGTCATCGGGGTCAACGCAATTTGGTAAAATCTCAATATTCTTATTAAACTCTTTATACTCTTCCGCCAAAAATTTCGTTGACACCGTAACCAAATCGGAAATTTTTATAAAGTCTCTTAAGTTGCGATTTATCTTTTTAACCAATTTTCGCGTCTTGTAAATCATTGTTGCTGGCGTTCCTGAGTTTTCAAGATAGGTATCGTCGTTATCAAAAACAATTTTCTTACCTTTTAATTGTAAAAGACGAGCGGCCATCAATTTATTTCTATCCATTGGCCTCTGAAACACCACGATATCCGCCGCCATCGCTCCTCTAAACATTTGCTCATTGCTTGCGATTGGTCCATATAAAGAGGTTTTCATTCCATCCCAGCCATTTTCCCTTAAAGGAAGCATACAGCGAACATAATAACAACCCTCATATCTATCGCCAATAAAATATACCCTCATTTTATTTCTATCTTCCGAGAGATTATCCTTCCCTCGCGGTCTATCCTTACACTTTCTTTTCGCAAGCGATTGGCAATAAAAACCCTTCCCCTTGTCGGGGTTTCTTCAGAATTTTCTCTCGGTGGTTCGGTTTTGTTTTGGGGATTAAACCTATTTACTTTTTCCATAATAGTTAGCTGCCAGACCATCTTGCCTCCATCGGTCTGGCCTGAGGAGGCAAGAGGAACTAACTCGCTACATTAAGCCAATTAGACAACTAAGCCAGATTAGGCATAGGTAGCATGAGTCAGAATTTGGACTGCGGCACCGTCTCTGTTTTCTACCACACCATACAGAATATCGGCGGTTGTAAGAGTAGAAAGATACTCAGGAATGTAGTTAGACTGCACCCTGACATTATACTCTCCAATCTTGGTATTAGGAGAAATCTTGGGCAAAGAAGCGGTTGCAAAATGAATCGCATCTTTGTGAGCCAAGAGGTTCCTTCTACCGGACGTACCGCTAACATACGGAACGGCGGGAGTAACATAAACGGGCAATCCATAAAGTGCCGCAAGAGGTTTCTTCGCTACCGGGTCTTGAACCGGAGAATTGATAGCAAGCGAGAACTTGTCTAACGCCTGCACCTGTCTCCAGAAGACATTCGGATGGAAGAAGAAAGCACACTCGTCAAGATCAACATTCGCAGCTTCAAGAGTAGCAATAGCGGCGCGAATTTCTGAATCAGCAACGTTGGTAGTAGAAGAACCAACGGTCTGAGAGAATCCGCTAAACAATGCCGCAATAGCATCATCCAATTTCTTGGCAATGGTGTAAGAAGCATTTTTCACATATGCTTCTTGAATTGCGTATGACTTCTTAACTTGAGCGGCTTCCTTGTCTTCTATAGCGAAGCTAACCTCATACCACTGATCAACCGTCAAATCCACAGAAGACTCGGTGGGGCTATTTAGAGTTACGGCTGAACCATTTGTTTTAGCATTCGCCGTCATTTCAGTAAGAGAACCGGTGTGCAGAGTATCTCCGCCATCAGCTAACTCTTCACTTCTATCGGTGAAGAAGTTGGCCAATACCAGCTTTCTCTTAAAGAAATCATTTAGTCTCTGCCCCCAAATTTCTGGGATTAGTGCGGCTAAATCAGCGGCTGAAAAGGTATCAGTCAATTTTGTTACTTCTTATTGGCTTTTAAGTGGACTAACTTATGACAATCGTTACAGAGAGTTACGCCATTTTCTAAATCCCACAATTCTCTACATTTAGATGCCGTTTTTGTGTCTATAATTTTATTTTCTTTGATTATCTTAGAAAACGGTTTAATATGATGAGCGACAAGAAAAACACCTCTTTTTCTACATGTCTGACAGACCCAGCTATCTCTTTCAAAAATTCTGCTTCTCCACAATATATACTCTGGCATTTCTCTTATTATTTTGTTTATCTTGGTAATTCCGCCTTTCCAATTCCAGTGTCTTTCTCTTTTTCTCTGTCGATTCATAATTTTGTTTCTCTCAGAAATCCAAGGATTTTTTCTGCCCTTATTCCAAGGCACCACACCCTTCTTAAAAGCTGTTTTCGGAACAATATGTTGTCTTTTCTTTGTTTCACTAATTTTCTTTTTTGTCTCTTCAGAATGTTTCTTACCGAGCCGAATTTTATGTCCTATAACGAAAGTCATATTTTGCCAATAAGCGAGTTGGACATTTCTGCCAACTTCTCACCCTTCATATCATATAGATATTGCTTATATGGTGAGTTCGGACTATTGCATCGGTTTATCAACCGCTCTCCCGTTTAGTCTCTCACGGTGGCACCTGCCTTCCGCCTCGTTATCCCGCAATAAAGGATTTCCGAGTCAATTAGGGAGAGTTTTACTTTCCCACAATAGTAGGAAAAGCCATCTCATTTAAGCCTCAATCTGACTCCAATAGAATTTTAAAGAACTCTTATGGGCTCAGAATTGGGCAATTATCTGCCCATCATCTTGGCCCAAACTTTCTTATGCTCCTCGGTGGTCATTCCAGGTTTCACGAGGGGCTGCTCTTCAACCTGGCTCGACCCCTTAGACGCACCGAGCTGGGCTTTTTCTCTTTTTTGTCGCTCCTCAAAATCCTTTCGAAACGCTTCGAATAGAGGATCTTTTAGGGCTTCTGAAAGAGAAACACCCCTGCCTTTTGCAATAACTTTGGCTTGTTCAATTTCTTCATCGGACAAGCCTCTTGCAATAAGGCGCAGTTCGTCTGGGTCAAGCTGGGCAGACGGTACTTTTTTAACCTCCGCCTTTAGCTTTTTAAGCTCGGCTTCGGCTTTTTTAGCCCTCTCAAAGAGTTTTTTATTAAGCTCTTTGAGTTTTGCCACATCTTCGGAGGATTTCTCCTCCTCAGCCATGGCACTCGTGTCCTCGGTTTCCGAGTAAGCCTCGGTTTCCTCGACCTCGCTGGTTTTAACGTCTTCCTCTGACGGCTCGTTTGAAGTGTCGAGCATCACATCGTCTTGTTCAGACATAGCATTTGTCGGACAAGTCTCCGACGGGACAATTAAACTTTTTACGACCTTGCGATGCGTAAGCCGCATCTTCTTCTCCCCATAAAGGGAGAATAAGATATTGCCTACATCCTTCCTCTGGTTTCGTGATATCTTTCAACCCAGCTTTTTCTTTTCTTTTTTCTTTTTTTAACCCTTTCGGGAAGCGCTTTAATGTTAGGGGTTTCTTTAGCCCATTGTCTTGCTTTTGCCTTCATTTCTCTGCCAAGATAACCGGCAAAAGCCGCTCTCATTTGTGCTTTGCTGCGAAATGGCATTTTACCTTTTAGAAAACCTCCTAAGGGTTATTGCCAACCGCGCGCGTCTCCCGGTCTTACCGGGTTTCTTTGCTAATTCATGCAATTTGCTTAATGGAATTTTTTGTTCTTTCTTTACCTTGGCGGTCTTTCTCAAAGCCCCAGGTTTCTTAATAGCTTTTTGTATCCACTTTTTCATATTTTTATCTCGATTCATTGTTTGGTTCTTTGGGATTCGACCTCTTCCCAAATTGAAGCTCTATATTTTCAAAAACTAAATCTAATACCTCTTTTGCCTCTTTAACGGCCGGAGCGTACCCGGTATCAAAAATCTTCTCAATAGCCCTTTCTCGTAAAACAGTCATAAAGTATTCTTTTAACTCGCTCATCAGCTCGCTATCTTGTGCCGCTTGATATAGCTTCATAATTGAGGAACAGGGTTAGCCCCTAAAGACAATTCACCTTCAGGTAAACTGCCCTCAGGAAGCCCCTGTAACGCTATATTTGCCTCACCTTGAGGCGTTTGGGGCGGGGGTGGTATCTTACTACCCGTTACGGCATTTTGAGGCGTTTCTGGGGCTTTTTCGGTAATTGCCCCCATAAGCGATACCGGCGATATTCCAGCTCCGCTCAATTCAACTATCTTCATGAAGATTTGATTCAAAACCGGATCCTGTGTTAAGTTTGGATTCTTGGCGTAAATCATCATTATATTCACAAGACTTTCAAGGGTAGCCGCCTTATTTCTTTGTTCACCGGTAACGTTAATTGTTATCTTGGCCTTAAGATTCTTGTAATAATCTTTTGGAATTTCTAGGAATCTTTTATTCTTGGTTTTAGTTAGCTGTTCGGTAATGCTTTTTACTAAATCCTCATACTGCTCGCTGGTAACGATTCGCCCCGACAATAATTGCTCTTTAGCTATTTCATTGGCTTGATTAATTGCGAAGTTTCTATCAATTTCTTTTAGTTCTTCTAGCGAGAATTCGTGAGCCAAAATATGTTCCTTATTCAGTTTCTTGGCCAAATGGGGCATTATCCAATCGTTAAATATCTCGGTAATAAATATCCCCAAATCCTCTCTCAGTTTTTCAAAAACTGAACTTGATTGCTGTAAAATCAAAGCTCCTAATCTAAACGGCGTTCCAGACGGCGGCTGCTCTCCTCTCTGAACCTCATAAGCGGAAGTGGTTTTTTGAAGCTGGTTATACCACTGATCTATTAAGTTTTGGAATTGAGCCAACCCTCCCGATGGTCCAAGCTGAAGATTGGTAATCGGTTTTCCTTCTTCGTGTTCTAAAATCGTTCCATCGTCCGCTTCTACTAATAAGTTTCTGCCCCTTAGCTTTTTGGAAGCGGTTTGAGCAATAACTTTAGTCGTGTATTCCATTGCCCTCATTTGCTTCAAAACAGCATCGTTAATTCCCGCTTGAGCTTCTTCACCCTCTTCAAATACTCCTACGCCAAAAGCTCTTCCAGCCTTCTTTTTGCGAGCAAGATATTTATATACCTGTTCAACATTATTTTCCCAATAAACCAAAACCAGTTTTTCGTTTATGTCTTTAGAATCCTCTAATTCGCTTCCAGGCTCACCGATGAAATAATAAAGTTGATTGCTAAACTTGCGTTCATCAGCCTTGGTATATTTTTGACCAATACACTCTTTATAATGAGCCAAAGAAAACTTGCCTCTCACCTCGTAAACAGGAAGCCTTTTATTGGACTCTAACCACTTTTCGGGAACATTAGATAAATCCCAGCCCTCCATTTCAAGAATCTCGGCAGGGGTTAAATAATGAATTTCTACAATTGGATTGTTAATAATATCTACTTGGTCGGTGATTAGATTTTTCCATTCGGGAATTTCAATTCTCAACTCGCCGTCTTTAATCACTTTCTTAGCCAAAAGCGAGCCATAGCGGGTATGCGTGTCTATCATCTCGTTTAGGGTTTGGGCAAAATTGGCTTCTTTCATCCACTCGTAAATATCCTTTGAAAGGATAAAAGATTCCGTATAATGTTCTCCGTCATCTGATACCGCCCATACATCTTTGGTATCAATATCTTTAGCGGCGTTTTCCACGTCGCAAATTCCGTTTAAAACATTATAAAAAAACTTAATTCTGCCAAATTCGTCTTTTTGGCCATTGAGATATTTAGAATTGCCATAAAACTCAACTAATCGGATCTTATCCTTTTGGCTAAAAGTTAAACCCGGCAATATCTGAATATAGCCATCGTAATTCTTTTTTAGATTAACAAGAGAATTGATAATTTTTTTCATAAATAAAAAGCCCCCTGTGTAGAGGCTTCCGGAACTTCGGTCAGCTTCGTTAGGATTATTATAACAAACTAATTATAGCATATCAATCTTGAAACAGCATATCAATCTTGAAAATGCACTTTTGCTCTTATGGGCTGCGGATCTTTGTCTTTAAGCAAAAGCGCCTTTGAACTGCGGGTAAGAATATAGCTATCGGGTCGCCCGACAGCATCAGCCATTATCGTTATTGTTTCATAGGGCTTTAAAGTCCTTAATTGGTCTATAATTTCTTTTTCGTTTGGCGTAATTTCAAAAGTATAAGTCAGCGGCATTGGTTTATCTTGTTTTTATTTCTTTTTTCCCAGCGGTCTTTTGTTTCACTTGGTTCTTTGGGGGTTAAACCATCAAAATACATCCCTCTAATTATAGCAAACTCTTCGGGATCTGTTAAACGCGGGCGTCTTTGTTTTTGTTGTTCTTGTTTCATCGTTGATCGGAAACGGCTTTTAATCTTGCTAAAAGGCGGGAGGCCCGTTCTTCTTCGTCTGGACGCTGAACCACCTCAAGACTTGCCATCGCATATCTAATAGCGTCCATAGAATGCGACCATTGATGTTCTGGCTCGTTAATAATTCTACCATCTTTGTCAACCTGCCACAAGTAATTACGGTATTCCTTAATGATATTAACACTCCTTTTGGTTACCGAACACCTCTGAGATTGAACAAACTGAATTCCCCTTAATACCGACCCCTGCCCTTTTTGAGACGGAATAACTGTTAATCCATAAGCTTTTAATTCGTCGTTAGACTTTGGTTCAGCGGCATCAGCTACAACTATAGCCGAGGGAAGATTTAATAGGATATCGGCTATCTGTTTATTTAAAAGTCCTTTTTGATAAGTAATTTCATCAAAAATATATCCACCGTTATAATAATACACCGCTACGATTGATGTCGGATCATTCTCGTAGCCATAATCCAGTCCATATCTCTCCAGTCTTGCTTCGTGGGGAATTTCATCAATTATCTGCCAATCTTTATAAATCTTGCCCTCTACCTCGCCCAATTCCCCTAAACCATATACCTGCCACCAGCCCTTGCGATTTTTTCTTTGCTCAATGGTGTTTATAATTCTTTGGTCTAGCCCCTCGTTGTCAAGATAAGTAAGTTTAATATAATCCACATCAGGACGATTTAACACTTTATCAAATACCCAAAACTCACTAACAGGGTTATAGTCCAGAAATATAAACTCGTTGGTTCTAATCTCTAATTGTTCAAAGGTCTCAAAGGATATATTATTGGCTTCGTTTATAAATAACCTATCTCGTCTTGGTCCTCTTACTTTACCGGGCTGGTCAACCGAAAAAAACTCTATCCTGCTCCCGGTTTCAAAGGTATAAACATAGTCGGTTTTATTCCACCTCTCTTCCCGAAAATATCCGTGTTCTTTCATCAAATTTAAAAAATCAAGCATTGCCCCCCTTTTAAGATGAGGAAAGCTCTCCGAAACAACGCTGGTAACCGTTGGCTTTTCATCTCTTTGGGCTAAATCAATTAAAACGGCTATTATTCCTATCGTCTTTCCTGCTCCGGTCCCGCCCTGCACAACCCTAATCCGTTGTTTCAGGTTCGCTATTTTCTTTATTGCGGTTGTTATTAAATACGGCATCTAATAATGGCGTGGGCTTAAAATCTACATCAATTGGCTGTTTTGGCTGTCCATAAATTCGGTCAAAGATATCTTTGTAAAATTGATATTTGCCTGCTAATGCTTCTTTTATCCCTCTTTGAATAATCTGAATTTCTACCGCATCTGGGTCTTCTCCAAGTTCTAATTTTTTAGCCACTTCTTTTACCGCTTTTTCAAATAAAGTTGTAAAATTTTTAGCGCCTTTTGGACGTCCTGCTGGATTACCAGATTGTCCAGGCTTCCATAACCACGGCTTTTCTGATTGTTTCCCATCTGTATTTTCAGTTTTTTGTTCTTTTTCATCCATATTATTAGTTTAATTTATTTTTTCTTTTTCTATCTTTTCTTTTTTCATAGTTTTAATTTCTCTTTATCTTAATTAGGTTTTAACAAGAGAGCACTCATAGTCGGGTTTAAATCCCTGGTTCTTTTAGAGAGAGCCAGGAAGAACTCAAGGAGGAACATAGGATTTACTCACCATTATTGATTCCCAAATCCTTCAAAAAGTCTTTATCTTCTTTAGAAAGACCTTGTTGTCTCTCCAACGGCGGTTTAAAGAAGGGGCGATTATTCGGATTAGGAGTCATAGAGATTAACTGCTCTAGAGGAGTTACAGAACGAATAAAAGTTCCACACTTCATACAAACCCCTTCAACCCAAAACTCAAAACCTTCGGCAAGGTAAATAAACACTATTTGAACCCTGCCCCGACATTTTTGAGAATCGTGAAAAGTATCAAGTCTTCTTGTTAGCTTTTCCTTTTCTGCCATTTCTCACCTCCTTTAGGTAAATAATTTCCTTTATCCACTTTTTAGGAACAAACAATACATCGGCGGTTGCCCTCTCATCAACATCTTGAATAGTTTGAACAATAGCTAATGAATCTCCGCACCTTAAAACATAACCAACGGATTTAGACTCACAAAGGAAATTTGTTTTTTTATTCAGTTCAGCTAAAGAAAGATTCTGAACCAAAACGGCATCTTCCCAAACCACTAAAGCCAGTTTTGCCGTCATTTCTCACCTCCATTGGTTAGGCGAATTCTTCTCGTAAAAGTAATTCCCTGCCGAGGATGAACCGACAGCAGAACCTGCACGCAAGAACCAGTGAGTCCAATAGTTTTGCGAATATAGTCATCATCGGTAACCCAAGTGCCGTTGACGATAAATTCCTTGTCATTCCAATCCTGATGGACAAAATTATGGAAATGCCCAAGAACCATTACGTCAAAGTTTTGGATACTTCCCTGCCACCTCATAAGACGCTGGGTAATACCATAAGATGGAATGTTCATCCACATACGGATGTTATCGCCGTGAACTAACAGGAAGCGAGTATTCATAACTTTGGCTACCTGATAAAAGTTGTCGGTCAAATGGAACTCGACATTCTTCTGATTGCGAAACTCGCTCCTCAAGAATTCGTAAACAACGTCATCAAAATTAGTCGTGGTAGCGGCAAACTTACCCATATTGCCGTGATTGCCCCTAACCGCCCAAATCCTAACCTGTCTAAAGTTAGCAGCGCAAAAAGCGATAATCCGAGACAGAATAGGAATTGCTCCCTCAAAGACTTGCTTTTTAACTACAACATCAAACTCGTCTAAGTCAAGAAAACGCCCAATGGTTTCATTATGTATATTATCTCCCAAAAGAAAGAGATTTATGTTCCTCACTGGATGCGACGCCCGATGAATTGCCGTAATCTTGGCAAGCCCCTTAATGAGAGTCTCGCAACGCTTTTTAGCAACCTCCAGATTAAAGGTATGAGTTTTGTGTCCTATCTGAATATCAGAAATCAACAAGACAAATTCTTCTTCATCAAACTTACCGGCTTTTGGAATACGAGGAATTGGCAGCTGAATTCCTTTTATAGCTGGAAGATTAGCAATTATTCTTTCAGCCAATACTCCGATTACGTCTTCCTTTTTCACCTCTGTCCCTCCTTTCAAAGAACTAATGGCTCATCGTTGACGAGCCAAAAACCGGGAGGGTTTGGCAGTTTTTGACTCACCAATCCTACGATAAAGCTCGTTAAAATCTCCGGTAAATTCCATACACCTATCATCAATTATACACCTAAACAAGGGCTTACCGCAAATTATTCTGCGAACAGGAATTTTATTTTTCTGACACCATTTTTCTATTAATTCATAATCAGCCCAGTGGCGAGAAGTATAGATTATTATCTTCCAACCATCTTTAACCAGCTTCTGACAAAATTCTCTCGCTCCTTTTTCATCATATCCTTTTACCTTTCTTCTAATAGCGTTCAATCTTAATTCATTGAAATAGTAATCGGGATTAAGCCGCCTAAAGAAATTCTGCCCTAAATGCAATTGAAAATCCTCCAATGCCAGCAAATAAGTCGTAATGGATTACTTTCATTTTAATTTAATTCTTTACATCTCTACCCCCTTGGCGAGAAACTATTTCTTCTTTAACTTTTTCCCAATAAAAATATCTATGCCGATGTGGAGTTTCCGTGCCATCGTCTTTATATCTATAAAAATCTGAGCACCACATCATTCCTCGTGGGGGATTCCGCCGCATTGATTCGACGTGTTCGTCGCAAGCAAATTTTTCTTCATCAGAAGCCCAAGAAATATCATCGCCGCCATAGCCCGAACTTGCTGGATTGCTTCTGGCGTTTTCATACAGAAATGTTAAACAATGCGTTGCTGGCCTACCGCATTCCTCACATTCTCTTTCCTTACAAACATACTCTACAATTTTTATATCATCTTTTTTCATAGTTTTAATTTAATTCTCTTTATCAACGCTAATAACTTTTTCCTCGACCAAGTTTTTCCATTTTTTATTTCCCTTTCCAGCTCTCCTAAAATTTCTTTTGTTATAATCCCTCTTATATAGCGATAAGTAATCTCCGCCAAGCGTTTAGATTCTCTCGATGGAATTCCCTGCGAATAAAGAGTTACATGAATAACGTTTTTTATTTTGGTTTCCCAATCTAGTTTAACACAAAGCATATTATTTCTTCTCCTCCTCGGCGAGTTTTTCTTCGGCTACTTTTACAAGCTCTGCCTCAAATTGTTTAAGCAACAATGCCCAGATTTCGTTTTGGCCTTCATCGGTTAATTCAAGATTG